TTGAGCGTGACAGGTTTGGTTATCGCCAATCAACGCCAATTAAATATTCAGTATTATCCGATGGTTCTTTAGCGGTATTCGGTGCAAATAAAGGTGAGGAATTAATATGCAAAGCCACTTTATTAACCGCGCCTAATGCCGAAAAGAGCAAAGCGATTAAAGATAAAAATAAAGCCGAAATTTTAAGGATTCAAACAGGTAATTTATATCACACCATTGTCTCGCTATTAAAAGAACACAGCGTCATCAATATAGACGAAAAGATGTTGCGCGGCGTATTAGCGGACGGCTTAGATTTAGAATTAGCCAATTGGATATTTGCTAACCCAAAAACGCCAGACCGATTTACTGCAAAACCATTGTCAGCATTTAATTATTTTTGCGGTGATGCTAAAAGAGAATTAGCAAAAAGAAAAAGTGTCGCGCCCTTTAAAAACGCACAAGCCAATTAATTAACTTTAAATGAAAGGAGTATATATGAGTAATAAAAAGCCCTATTTAGTCGATGAGAATCGGCAAAAATGTATTAATGCGGTTAATTCGCATGTTAAGCGCAATGCAAGTGTATTGTTCACAGGCGACTATGGCTCAGGAAAAACCGAGTTTTTAAAACAGCTCAATAAAAAAGAATTAAATAAACCGCTTATTAAAGTATGCAGTTTATTCCCCCTGTATAAAATTTTAGGCGACATGGCAGAGGTTCAAAACGTCTCACCACGTCAAAAAGCGGAGTATTTAAACAAAATTTGCGGCAAGCAAAAGGTTTTTATTATTGATGAGGCGCAGGACTTAGATAAAAAGGTTTTTCCTTATTTCAAGTTAATTATTGACTCAGGTAATAGCTTGATTATGGCAGGCAGACCACAGATTCATGAAATATTAGCCAATGATTACCCCGACCTTTTAAGTCGATTCACCCACATTGAAATTAATATCTTAGGTTATGAACAATTACTTGAGTTATTAAAAGGTCAATACTGCTTTGATGATGATGCCGTTGATTATCTTTATGGCGCAAGTAATAACATGCGCCAAATGATTAATATCGCTGAAAACTGCTATGAATCCATGAAAGCCGATAAGTTACTTACGGTTAATGAAGACATGGTTAGAGAATTTATTTAAAGGTATTTGTCATGCCAAAACAGGCTGATATTTTTGGCGGGAAACCGCGCAAACCCTATCAATTTAAAATGCACGTTTGTGACGCAGGAGGTGATAACGAAGAACATATAGCCACATTTGAATGTAGACGCTGTAACGAAAAAACAGGCTGGTTAAGTTTTAAAACAATAACTGAAATTAGACGCGGCATTCCTTGCCCTATTTGCAATAACAAAGAGAGAAAAAAACCATGACTACTATTAAACAACTCCTTCAAGATGCTCAACAAAAAAGCGCAGACATCAAAAAACTTTACGCGCTTATTGAGGCGGTATTATTCATAATCACAGGTAGAGTTTCATTAGAAGATGCAGCTTATCAGTGTTATCAAAAAGTATTACCTGACAATATTTTAACCCACGAAAAAGCGGTGGCAGAAATTAGAAGACTAGGTGTATTAATTAATACTTTAATTAATAAATTAGCCGATTGTTACGCAGATTTATGTGTAGAAAACTTAAGTGATGAGCTTAGTAAATTCCTGCTGTGTAATTGCGAGAAAGGCTCATTAATACTGTTAATTGATAAAGTATTAAAGCTAGTAATTGATTGCGGTGAAAATTTGCAATACGAATTATCCATTGATGATAATCAAGCAAAGTTTTTATTAACGGCTTTATTGCCTAGAAAAAATGTAACGCTGAGTTTTAGTCATGACAAAAAAATAAGCATTTGTGATTTAGAAAATAAAAAACAGCCAATTATTTTTAATCATCATGCTGTTAAAGCGGCTGCTCAATTTACTTTAGGTAATGACGAGAGAGCGGCATTAATTACCGCATTGCAAGGCGTAGTTGATAAACAGTCTGCTCTTAATAACTAAGAGCAGACCCCTAAACAATCACGATTAGGGCAAGCCCTTAATCATAACTGACAGTGCATTCACAAGATGCACTGTCGCGGAGGATTTTAACATGACAACTCAAAAAATATACCCAGATAAAGCCGTAGAGCAGCAATTGCGGGAAAGATTGTCAGCCTCTACCTACTTACGCAATCGAGTTTATTTCAAGATTGACGGCTACTTAGTTGAAGCTTGCATGGTGGGTGAAGACCGCCAGATTTGTATTTGGGTTAATGGAGAAGTAGAGGATGGCTGGAGTGGCAAAAAAAGTGAAATAGCCGCTATGCCTGAGCTGCAAAGAAAGTTTTATGAGTTAGTTACAGGCGAACGGTTTTGTTTTACATCAAGTTTTCACTCTAATTGCGATAGCTTTTTAGAGCATATCAAAGTGCATTGCGATGATGTGCAGGTCATTAGCCATGAAGATTATCGGCAACTATTTGAATCAATGAATCAAGGTGAAGCCAATGCCTGCTCAGCCTAAAGATTTAAAACTGCCGCCACAATCAATGCAAGCCGAACAAGCTGTTATCGGTGGCTTGATTATCGACAATAGCTCGCTTGAGCGCGTCATTGATAAGCTCAATCCCCATGACTTTTATAGACGTGGGCATCAAATTATCTTTGAAAAAATACTCGACTTTGCTCAAAAAAATATCCCCTTTGACATCATCACCCTAGCGGAGGCGTTAAAGTCAAAAAACCTGCTCGATAAAACAGGCGGGATAGAGTATTTGATACAGCTCGCTAACGACACGCCCAGCTCTGCCAATATAGCCGCGTATGCAAGCATTGTGCGTGACTTCTCAGTTGAGCGTGACTTGCTTGCTGTCGGCGGTGATATTGCCGATGCCGTGTACAACAAAAACGGTCGTAATACTGCTCAATTGCTCGAATTTGCCGAACATAAAGTTTTACATATCGCTGATATGCAAAACAAAAGCGCGGGCGGTTTTGAGCCAATTAAAACCATTCTTGTTAGCACTTTAAGCAAAGTTGAGCAGGCTTATGAAAGCGACACCGCAATAATTGGTGTATCCACAGGCTTTGTTGAGCTAGACAACGCTACCGCAGGCTTAAACCCCAGCGATTTAATCATCGTTGCCGCGCGTCCCTCGGCCGGCAAAACCGCCTTTTCAATGAATATAGCCGAAGAGGTTGCTTTAAATCCCACCGAAAAAGCTGTGGCAGTGTTTAGCTTAGAAATGCCTAAGGACGCGATTACCTTGCGCCTGCTTTCTTCTTTAAGCGGCATTGATGGGCAACGCTTACGCACAGGGCGCGTGGATAAAAGCGAGCTGCTGTTATTAAAAAAGGCTGAAAACACTTTGGCTAATGCCAAGTTATTTATTGACGACACCCCCGCGCTATCGCCGCTTGAAATGCGAGCGCGGGCGCGGCGGTTAGCGCGTGACCAAGGTGGACTGGGTTTGATTGTCGTTGATTACATGCAACTCATGACTTCGCCTAGCAGCAGTAATAACGAGGTGGATAGAATCAGCGATATTTCACGCGGGCTAAAAGCCTTAGCTAAAGAACTTAACGTGCCTGTGATTGCGCTATCACAGCTTAACCGTAATTTAGAGCAACGCCCCAATAAACGCCCTGTGATGTCAGATTTGCGCTCTAGCGGCGCGATTGAGCAAGACGCTGACTTAATCCTTTTCCTCTATCGCGATGAAGTCTACAACCCCAACAGCCCCGACAAAGGCACAGCCGAGGTCATTATCGGTAAGCAACGTAATGGCCCACTAGCTACCGTGCGCTTAAATTTCAACAACCACTGCACCCGTTTTGAAAATTTCATTGGAGATTACCATGACTGAAAATTACAAACCTTTAACCGCTGCAATAGAGCGTATTCGTGACCTTTTTACCAAAGCAGAAGATAGAAAAAAAGCCCAGCCAGACGACCACCTAACTGATGATAAAGAACGTTACTGCCCGCTTAGAACTCTAAGTGCCGTTGAAATAGCCAGAGATGCGTTTGTTAATAGCACAGTTGATAGAGCAGAGTTTATTGTTCGATTAATGGCATGTTTTAAAGAAGATACTCATTTAGATATTGATGCGTTTATTCAAAAAGCCGCCGATGATTATGAAATTGAAATGGGTGGCGCGAAAGGCAATTTAACCTTATTTAATTTTGATGGAACTGCCAAAGTCTGTTTGCGATTTTCTAATAAATTTGTATTTAATGAAAAACTACAAATTGCCAAGCAGTTATTAGACAAGGTAATTGCTGAGGAAAAAGAAAAAGGCACATTGAGTGATGTTGTTGTCGTCATGATTAATGAGGCATTTGCTTTTGATACTGAGAAATCGGTTAATTATTATCGTTTAATTAAATTAACCAAACACGAAGGCATTAAAAACGAAAACTGGCAAAAAGCAATGGCTGCTATTAAAGAATGCACAGACGTAATTGGCAAAACCGCTTATTTACAATTCTACCGCCGCGATAAAGATAAGCCGAAGAATAAAGCAGAATCGTGGAGACCCATTTTATTAGATTTAGCTAAGGTTTAGGGTGGTGGTTATGATAGATAGAGACGACTGGGGATTTATAACTCACAGTATTGATATTGTAATACAAGATAAGGCATCGGAAATAGTAGAGTGGGGTCATCTTAAAATAGATATTACAGGAAATGGAGAGACTATAATAACTATGACCAATAGAGGTGATGAAACTGTTATTGATGCTATTGACACTTTCTATATGGAGAGCTTAAGAGATTTTTTAATTTACGCTCTTGGAGAAAATAAAAAATATGATAACACTTCTTGGCGCAAGGAGCTTAATCAGCATGAGTAATGATATTAAAAAAATAGCCGCTAAAATTGCTGCTTGTTTAGCATTAGCAACTTCGGATAATGCCAATGAAGCGCAAACAGCTCAGCGACAAGCCGAGGCTTTAATGAAAAAGTATAACTTAACTAGCGCAGATGTTATGGCAAGTCAAGTTAGCGAAAAGATTATTAAGTCCACTAATCAATATCAGCTACCTGTTTATTTATGTAACTTAGCCTCCGTTATTGCAAAAGCATTTGCTTGTGGCAATCTTTTTAACGCAGGTAATCAATACCGTGGCAGCAGCATTAAGTTCTTTGGTTTTAGTATTAAACCCGAATTAGCCGCCTATACTTATGAAGTATTAGCGCGGCAATTAAAAAAAGACCGCAAAGTATATCGTGATAGTTTAAAGCGATATAAACCTGCAAATAAAACGCGCATGGCAGATATTTTTGCTGAGGCGTGGGTGTACAAAATTTACCAGCAAGTCCATGATTTTGCAGGAACTGAGCAAGAGAAAGCCGCTATAGCTGCTTATCGCCAACAAAAACACCCAGCAGTTAAAGAAGATGCACGTCAAAGCGCAGCAATTAAAAAAGAGAGTGATTGTTCAGCGGTGATTGCAGGCATTAACTCCGCCGCTAGCGTTAAATTATTTAAACCTGTTCAAACTAAAAGAATGGGTTTATTGATTAATCAAGACATTTTTTCAATGGAGCAGTAATGATTACATTGACTTTAGAAGAAAATAAAAATGCAGAAGTTATTCATGTCAGAGTAACGAGTTTTAATGATTCTACTATGGAGCGTGTTTTATTAACTACTTTAAAAGATGTCATTGAGGAATTTCATAGATTCAATGACGAAGTAAGCATTAATTTTGTTGATAGTAAAAGCAGCTAATTATTATGGCTCGCAATAAAAAAACACGCGTTGATATAGAGTATGAGTTATGCACTGGGCTAGCTAAGGTATTAAATAAATTAAACGAGTTAGGAATTGATAGCATTAACCAAGGAAATTTAAAAGTAATGCGTCTTTATGCCGATAAATTAACTCTTGCTTTAAAAGATATTGAGCAGCCTAGTGATAGCGATATTTTATTATTGGCTATTGAATACTATGAAACAAAAAAACAAGAGCTAGACTTATGATAGTTAATAATTATTCACAGGTATTAGGTGCAATTGCACTGGCAATAATAAGTGCAATTGTTTTTTATGGCGGGATTGCTTTTTTATGGATACTTTATGGCTGAGCAACCGAAAGAATCCGACTTAATCGAAGATTTAAAACAGCAAGTCATTACGGTGTTTAATCATAAATTAAACACCAATGGTTTAATTACTAAAGAAGTTATTGAACTCAGCGCGATTGAAATTGCTGAAAAAATTAGAAGCCTGTGGCAAGGGCAGCAATGCTACGTCTCAAAAGGCTTTGAGGAGCGCAATAAGCAAATCATAGCCAAATACACGGGCAGAAATATCAGGCAATTAGCGCGTGAATTTGATATTTCAGAATCGCACATTCGTAACATTGTTAAAAAGGCAATGAAAAAGAATCAAGCCGATATTTTTATTGAGTAATTGATTATGAGTGAAGAGATTAAAAGCAATGTTGTTTTTCTTGAGCTTATTCAAAAGCAACAGCTTAGCCTTAAAAAGTCAAACCGCCGCGACACAAAATGGAGTAATAATCCCCAATGCCAGCATTTAATAATTGAAGTTGATGAAGAAGAGAACGAGGTTGTATGCGAGGATTGCGGTATTAGATTAAACCCTGTAGCTATTTTATGGCGATTTGCAGGTGAAGAATCTAGGCTTTTTAATGAGATGCAACAAAGAAAAGCTCATATTATTGAAATGGCTAAAAGGATTGACGCAAAGAACCGCTGCAAATGTCAACATTGCGGCAAGATGACCAAGATTGAAAAGTGAATCTGTTAAACTTTGGTTTCTTTTAAATAAATCAAGGAAAACCAATGAATAAAATAGCTTTATTAATCACCGTATTATTGCTAACAGCTTGCGCTCCGATTGAGGCATATCATTCAGATGCTGAGTCCGTAGTCTTGCCAGAAAAATTAGCTTGCAAAGCCTGTGTGCCGCTACAACAGAAATACTTGTCAGAATTAAAAGTTTTGGCTACTGAAATACCGTTTAACGAAAAAATAAATTCAATGGGATTTATTGATTGGAAAGGTAAAAATTATTTATCAATCTATTTGCTAGGAGATACTTACAACACAATAAAGACAAGTTCGGCAATAAGATTATCCAGTGAATTTGTAGCAAAATTTCATCAAACTGCAAAAATAGCATTAACCCATTCTTTTGTAAAAGAAGTTGCTGGATTGCATATAACTTTGCAGTGCTACGCAACAAATTTTGTTACTGATGAGTTTCATTTGGATAAAACTGCTGAGATTTTAGAGGTATTTGCAAATACCGTTGATATACAGCAATTCATTAGTGGCGACATAACGTCTCAAGATTTGCTGGACAAGTCGCTCGTATTTATTGATGGACAGCGAACAAAATTAAATTTGCAGTCCTTATAGCAAGAAAATCTATTTAATTATAGGGTAGGTAGTATTACTCGCTCGCCTACCCTAACTAAAAAATTATGAAATAAGGATATATAGAAAGTTCCTCTTAACTCTTTCTGCAAACCCATTGTAATCAGTGGTTTTGCACAAGGATAAAAGATAATTCTCGATTTTTTTTAATGTAAATGTTTGACAAAAGCGCGATTCAGGCTTACCTTTTGCCCGCCGTTACCACATTGTGACGGTCGGGTTTGACAGCCTGAACTTTCCAAGGAACGCCCGCGCGTTCTCGCGCTTTTTTTGTGCCTATCGTTATGGTGGGTATGAACAGGGGAGCTTCGGCTCGCCGCGACCTTGGAAGCGGTCTGTCAACCCTGTTTATAGCCACCGCCCGCGTTTGACAGCGTGAAGCGGTCTCTTAATTTTCCAAGGAGACTATCATGTCTAATAATTCCTTAATTCCCATCTTTGCTGGCGAAATTGCTGGCAACTCTGCTCAATTAGTCGATGCACGTTTGCTGCATTCGTTTTTAGAATCTAAGCAAGAATTTACTAATTGGATAAAAAAGCGAATTGCACACTATAAATTTACGCAAGGCGTTGATTTTAGCGTGATTGATAATTTTATCGGTGACGCATCGGCTTTCGGTGGCAAACGTAAAGTAATCGATTACCACCTCACCCTCGATATGGCAAAAGAACTGTCGATGGTTGAGCGTAACGACAAAGGCAAACAAGCCCGCCGTTACTTCATTGAGTGTGAAAATAAACTATACGCCCAGTCACAACCTCAAAGCCAACCACAGCCTACCAAGCTTGAAAACTACCTCGCACAAGCTGAAAACAATCCCTTGCTTGAAATGCTAAGCAATGATAATGACGTGGGGCTATTGAAATGGACACTATCTATTTTAACGGACTCTAGTAAATTAATCAGTGCGTATGAGGGGAGTGGCGATGTTGTGCGCGAATTGTCAACAAGACAAATCAACAGCCTGAGAAAATTAATTGATAATGAAAAATATCAAATGATTGTTCAAATACTCGAACACCGCCTTATCGAGCTGTGCAGTAGCTATGAATTGCAAAACCAGCAGCTACTTCAAGCGCAGCAAGAAATACAAGCGTTAAGCCTTGAAAATCAAGTCCTACTAAAAGATAAATATGTCCCTTTGCTTGAAAAATACACCGTGTTGCTTGAAAAACAACATAAGGAGGCATAGCATGAAAAGCGATGAGCTAGTCAACAACGCCATTTTTGAGTTATGGGAAATTAAAGGGCGGCATGAATTAATCAGCGATGATTTAAACCGATTAATTGACTTATTACTAAAAGACCGTATCGCTGAAAAGCAACAGCAACAAGTCGTAAAACCAAGTAAGGCAAAGCCCTATTTAGTACGCATTAAATAAGGCTTTGCAAAACCTAAAAGCCCGTGAGCATTTTGTTCACGGGCTTTTTTATTGTTTTTTATTTAAAAACCTTTATAGAGATTAAAGAATAATTTAAGTATTTTATAACAAAAAACCATTAATAAATCATAAGCGAGGAAAACGTGACGGGGCAAATAGATTTTAATATAAATTTTTGGGTGTTAGCGTTTTCATTAGCCAGTTTATTTTTTAGTTTAATTAATTTCACTATTAATCGCCATAAAGCCGCGTCTAATGAACTCAAAGAAGTTAAAGAAGCGGCTCATGCCGAAAATGATAAGCTAGCCAGTAAGTTAGATGATTGTATGCAGCGGCTAGCAAGAGCAGAAGCCAAAATAAGCGAGTCACCTACGCACAGCGACATAGGAAAGATTTACGATAAATTAAATGAAATGAATACTGGTTTTAGTCGTTTAATTGGTGAATTTACTCAAGTAAGCAATCAAATAAGCAGACTTTATGATGTCCAACTAAAGGAATAATTATGTCATTAGTAACAATTGAAAACGAGCAATACCGCCGCAACATTTTGGATTTATTAAATGAAGATACTGATTATGAAATGTCAGAACTTATTTTAATTCAAGCAATGGCGGAATTAGGTAATCCTATTAGTAGAGACCGATTATTAACGCAATTACAATGGCTAAAAGAGCAAGGCTTAATTGAAGTCAATGTTTTGGCTGGCATTGGCATTAGCACGGCAAAATTAACCCGCTTTGGTCAAGATGTGGCACTAGGTCACACCAAAGTCCCCAATATCGCTAGAAAAATGCTGCTTTAAAATTAGTCATGGGCAGAAAATCACTTTTTAAAACGCTACCGCCTGAGCTGGTGCAGAAATTTCACCAACTGCTTAGCGATGATAAATACACGCAAAAACAAATTGTTGATTTTTTAAACGATTATTTGCGCGAATTGGGCAAGCAGCCCGTCATCACTGAGCGCGTGGTGCAGCGACAAGCCAAAAACTATCAAGAGCAATTAGCTCAGACAGGCGAGCGTTTGCGCCGTGAGCGGCAATTGTCAAAAGACATGATGGCGCAAATCGGCTGTGAGCCTAACGAGGCGCAAAGCCAGCTTTTATCCGTGCTTTTGCAAAGCATCATTACCCGCGTGACGATGGAGATGTCCGAAGATGAAGAGCTACCCGCGCCTAAACAAATAAGAGAATTAGCGCAATCGAAAAAAATAATTGATGAGTCAAATCGCGTTGTTGACCAATTGATTAAACGCGCCGAGGAAAAAGTCAAGGCAGAGATGCTAGAGGCTATGAGTCTCAGCGCGAAGAAAGCAGGCGTTTCTAACGAAACAATGGCAAAAATTCGCAGTGAATTAGGGATTGGCGATGGGTAACGCAAAATGCTTGCCTGAAAATAAAGACGCTATTTTTATGCAATTCCAGTCTAGCTGGATTCGTGATAATTCGCGCCTAAAGCTTATGGAAAAATCACGGCAAATCGGCTTGTCCTGGTCAACGGCTTACCCCTGTGTAGAGCGCGTCAGCCTCCAAGATGCCAAGCTTGACCAGTGGGTAAGCAGTCGTGATGAGCTGCAAGCGCGGTTATTTTTAGAAGACTGCAAGCTTTGGGCAAAGGTTATGGACTTAGCAGCCAAAGATTTAGGTGAGGTAGTCATTGATAATAAAAATAAACTCACCGCCTTTGTGCTTGAAATGGCGACAGGCAAAAAGATTTACAGTATGTCCAGCAATCCCGATGCTCAGGCGGGTAAGCGCGGCGGTCGGGTTTTAGACGAATTTGCACTGCATCCAGACCCGCGCAAACTGTGGTCAATTGCTTACCCCGGCATAACGTGGGGCGGGCAATTAGAAATTCTCAGCACCCATCGCGGTAGCCAAAACTTTTTTAATCAGCTTATTAGAGAAGTGCGCGAACACGGCAATCCCAAAAAAATTAGCCTGCATACTGTTACTTTGCAAACTGCTTTAGAGCAAGGCTTTCTATTTAAACTCCAGCAAAAACTATCCAATAACGACCCCATTCAAGCAATGGACGAGGCGGCGTATTTTGATTTTATCAAGTCAGGCTGCGCGGACGAGGAGTCTTTTCAGCAAGAATACATGTGCAACCCCGCTGATGATAATGCCGCATTTTTAGAATACAACCTTATCGCTAGCTGTGAATATGGGGCTTATGAGTCGTGGTGTTATGAGAATTTAGCTCAAGCCAAAGGAACGCTATACGGCGGCATTGATATTGGGCGCACAAATGATTTAACCGTGGTTTGGATTTTAGAAGAGCTGGGCGATGTGCTGTACACGCGGCACATTTTAGAGCTGCACAACATGCGTAAAAGTGACCAAGAAAAGGCTTTTTATCCGCTTTTGCCTCATTTGCATAGAGTGTGTATGGACTATACAGGCTTAGGGATAGGCTGGGGTGATGACGCGCAAGATAAGTTTGGAAAATACCGCGTGGAATGCGTCACCTTAACCAATGCCGTCAAAGAACAGATAGCGTTTGCATTGCGCGGCGCGTTTGAAGATAAGAGCCTGCGTATTCCTTACGACCCCAAAATACGCGCTGATTTGCGCTCAGTGGGCAAAGAAGTCACCGCAGCAGGCAATATTCGTTTTACTGCTGAGCGTTCAAAAAATGGACATGCCGACCGTTTCTGGGCTTTGGGATTAGCAAAACACGCTAAAAATGGCAGCAGCAATATCGTTCCTTATCAACCCATGAGGGTTAAATTACGATGAGTATCAATCAAACCTATTTATTTAAAAATACCGACCAATTTTTATTAGATTCCTATACGGGCGAAGGCGGTTTTTTGTATGGTGCAACCAATAATGCCACGCCTCAAAACTATTTAATCAGACACGTTAGTGAAGAAAATGACGAGTTTTCTCGTAGAACAGCTTTTTCTGTCTATCCTAATTTTTGCCGAAAAATTATTGATACTTATATTGGTTATTTATGGGAAGTAAAACCTAGCCGCTCTAATTTAAAAACGGGTTATCAAGATTTTGTTAATAATGCCAGTGGCACGGGTTTATCGTTAGATGCGGTATTAGAGGATTATCATAAATTAGCCCTAATAATGGGGACAGTTTTTATTATTGTTGATAAGTCATCAATACAAGCCATCTCAAAAGCCGATGAGCAATTGCCGTATTTAACTAGCCGATTCCCCTGTCAATTAAAAAGCGAAACCAAAGATAGACTAGGTAGCTGGGAATCAGTTACTTTTTCAGAAACAATTAATAATGAAGAGCAGTTTAGAACCTTTACTAAAACTGATTGGATAGTGAGTCGTGACGACAAAGCGACTGATATTATCAGTCAAGGCAAACATAATTTAGGCGTTGTGCCTGTTGTTAAGTTGCACGTTGAAAGACCGCTAAATCCTATGAACAGTAGGTCAAAAAGTTTTTATTATGATATTGCCATAATCAATTGGGATATTTTTAATAAACGCTCTGAAATGCGTCAATTAGAAAGAGACCAAACCTTCGCACTTTTAACAATTCCAACGCCTACAAACGAATCAAAAGAATCTGCAAGCCAATTAGTTATAGGCTCAAAAAATGCCTTAGGTTACAACCCATTAAACGGCGGCAAGCCTGATTTTATTGCACCACCGCCTACGTCAATTGCAGCCTATAGGCAAGATATTATTGATGATGTTCAAATGATTTATCAATTAGCCAATATTGAATTTGTAGGCGGCGTTCAATCCTCTGGCACAGCTTTGGCATTTCAATTTAGACAAGCGAATAGTCGATTAAGCACCATTGCTAATATGTGCAAAGATGCTGAATTAGAAATAAAACGCTTAGTTAGTTTTTATTTAAAAGAAAACAATGAAGGCACGGTTTCTTATAATAATAAATTCGATTTAATTAATTTAGCGCAAGATTTATCGGACGCATTAGACGCGGTTAGCTTAGACATGGGGCAAGAATTTAATGCTGAATTAAAAAAACGCACAGCAAGAAAAATACTTGGTAATGATACCGCTTCCGATATTGTTAAAAAAATTGACAATGAAATTGATGCCCAAGGTGATATTTATGGCGATAAAGTTAAAAGTGCGGGTTTATAATTATGAATGCTGTTGTAAAAACAAAATATATTCCTAATGAGTTAATTATTTCAAGGAATGAAGATGTTTTTTCAAAAGCTACCAAAGAAGAAAAACTAAGCGGATTAACAGACCTTTTTATTGGCTTAACTGCTGCAATTACAAAGCATGGTTGTGAAGTCGATATTTCAGACCCCGATAATATAATAGTTAAAAAGCCTAATAATGGATTATGAGTATTTATTTAAACGTTTAAATCGACAGATAATTGATTTTGACGGAAAAGTAGAGTATGACACTGAGTCGTTTTTAAATAGCTTTTTAAAAACACTCAGTGATAACGGCTATCAAACAGATTCAACTGTCACCGCGCAATTAAACGATTATTTAACAGTGATGCAAATCACTGTCCGCACAGGCATTATCACCTCGACCGCTCTTATGGTGTCGGGCGATAACACCATTGAATCGCTATCCTCCCCACAAGTATTAAAACTCACCGAGCAAGCTTTTATTGAGCGGTGGCATGACGGCAAAAACTTATCTGAGCGACTTTGGGGTGAAGGCGATAGTTTAAAAAAAGCCTTAACCGCTGACTTGAAAAATGGCATTGCAATGGGGCAATCATCAGAAAAAACTTTATATGCCATGCAACGCGCGATTGAACGCACAATAGGTGCTGAGTTTAAAGTTACCAGCAAAAGCAGCGCAAAGTGGGTTACTGAGCTTGCTAATTCAGCGGATTTGCTTATTGCCAATATAAACGACCCAAAAGCCATAAAACAATGGCGGCAAGTTTTAAAACAAACAGAAAGCTATATTAATAAATTACAAGAAACAGGTACTAAACATGCCCACCAACAATTATTAGCTGATATTAAAAAAGGCATTGAAAAAGGGCGCGTTGATTTAATTGAAAGAGCGGTTAAATGGACTATTTACGATAAGCATCTTTATAATTTAAAACGCATTGCTAGAACTGAAATGTCTACCGCAGGACATCGCGCTGTTATTGCCTCCACTGAAAATGACGAAACAATTATCGGTTATTTATGGAAGTTATCCTCAGCGCATAAAATAGATGATATTTGCGATTTTTATGCAAGCAAAGACAGTGGCTTAGGCAAAGGCGTGTACACAAAAGAAAATGTGCCAAAAGGCAAAGCGCACCCGCATTGCACCTGCTTGATATTGCCGCGTGTTACTCAAATAAAACAAAAAGGCTATAGTAGTTATGAAGATTTTTTAAATAATACTAATGAAAGCCTGCGCGATAAATTAATACCGCAATGGGCTAAAAAAGCAATTAATGATGGCACTGAATTAAAAACATTAATTCGCGATGACGGCTTTGGTTTAATTACTCAAAAACAATTCTTATCGAATTTTCCTAAAATATCCTCATAGAATATAAAACAGTATTGTTTTATTTTAAGCCTTAAATTAATCATTAATTTAAGGCTGTCATGAAAAAACATAACTTATCCCTTCTTTTCGCGCCGCTGGCGGTCGTCCTATACGGTTTTCGTGTAGCAGGCGATGGCACAGGCGGCGGCGCAGCACCAAACCCAGAAACACCGCCGCCAGCAGCAGCACCAACACCAACACCACCAGCACTTGATGTGCAAGCTGAAATCAACAGAGCATTAGCAGCCCAGCAAGCCGCGTTTTCTGCTGACTTAGAAAAAGCGACAGGGCATAAAGACTTAAAAGCCCTTGCCGAAACAAAGCTTTTAGAAGATGGCAAGCTCAAAGAGCTAGCTGACTCAAAAGCCGCTGAGGCCCTGCAATTCAAAACCGCATTTGAAAGCGAAAAAATACAAAACGCCTTGTTAGCCGCCTCAGCGGAGGCTATTGATTCAAAAGATGTTTTGATAAATCTTGCCGCTAAAGGCGTTGTCGATGCAAATGGTAACGTTACTTTTGACGGCAAACCCGCAAAAGAAGCGGTCGAGGCATTGTTTAAAGCGAGTCCACATTTAGCAAAGCCTGTGGGTACGACTGGGTCGGGTGCGCCTCATTCGCAGGTCATTCCAGATGCTGAAAAAAGCCAACAAGACTATGTTGCCGCCGCTAAAAGTGGTGATATTTTGAAAATGCTAAGCCTCAATACAGGAGTTAAACAATGAGTCAGCAAACCTCCGATTTATTCGCTAATAAATTACGCTCATTTGAAAATGAATTATCCGTTTTAGTCGCTTCACAACCTAGCTTTTTGTCGCTGCTTGGCTCGACAGCGGCTAATGGTATGAGAATCATGACTAGCAGAACCCCTGTGACTCAGCATAAACATGAGTTTGCCGAGCTGGTCATGTCGCCTGAGCAGTTTCAAGTTAGCGGCTCGCATACTAATTCAGTAACTACGTTATCGCTTGTTAATGCCACAGGCGCATTAGTAGATATGACGCTAGCTTTTGAAGGTACTGATGAGGTCATGAAAGTGACGGCTGTGTC